AGCAACATCTACCACCTGAAAGATATCATCAAAATTCTCAGGCTCTAGGATCATCACATGAATTACTCTCCCCATTAGAAGAGCAGGACTTGATTCTACAGATCCATACTTCTGGACATTGTGAAATGTCTTAGGGCTATCTAATAGCATCTTACAACTAGAAGAGGATAATGCTAATTTGTTTAATGGTCCATAATAGAACTCATCACCTCTCGCTTTATCAATCAGCCACTGCTGATCGTAATCTGTTCCATCTAGCATTAACATGAGTAACAGGTTAAGATTTCTACTAATTCAAATACTGCTATCATAGCAATCATTCCTAGAATGACCATAGTCTGCAAGAATGCAACTACCGCTACCTTATTCCAATCAATCTTTTTCATCTCTCTATGATTTAAATTAAGGAGGGGTTTCCCCCTCCCTTTGATTATTATTTTACTAAGTATCTGTAATGTGGTTTTTGAATCTCTCCACAAGCAATAATTGTGTATGCTCTAACTTCCTTCTCTCCATCTGTGATCGTTGTAGAGATATTTAGATCCATGTAAGATGTGCTCAATTCTAATTTATCTTGATTTAGATCTTTCTTCTCAATTCTCTGAGCAAGTTTTACGATTGAGTTTGCGTAGTGCTTTTTCGCTGCTTTAACTTGAATCTCAATCCAAGTATCAATATCATTTCTCCAAAAACAAATAGGCAATTTCTCCATCTTTCTCTCCATAGCCCACCATTCTTTACTTCCTTGAGTGGTGTATTTGTGATTTGAAACCTGCTCTTTCAATGCTTGGAAATCTTCTTTAGCCCAAACGATTGTCTCTTTAATGTAAGCCTTCTTCAATTCTTGAGTCTCAATTGTAAGTCTTTCTGTAAGTGTCATATCTATCTCTCTTTTAATGATATTCAAATCTAAGAAGGATATTTTAATTGACAAAGAATTTTAATAATTATTTTTCATCATCATCAAAAAAAGTTTTTCCAATGAACTCCTCTAGATCATCAACTCTCCTCTGGAGTGATCTAACTTGATTCAGGGCTATGCCCAATCCAATTCCAAATAATAGTAATATCATCCCTCTTTTATTTTATATGGTAGGATCTCAAAGATCAGATCCTCTACATCTTCCATCTTTAGATAAGTGAACACATCCTGAGCATTATATCTACCTACCCACTTATACATCGCTTCCTGATATGGAATCCAATTCTTCCTCAGGATCTTTGATCTATCAAACTCCTCACACAAATCCAATGCTCTTCTCCTAAGGTGATTCTTTCTGAATATATAGAAGGCATCAGGAAACTGAAAGGCTATGTATTCAGCCTTGCTCTTTCTACTGCACCATCCATGACCTCCCCAGACATTAATAAACTCCAGAAGGATATACCCTGAATGATGCATCTTCTTCAATCCTTTGACATCTACCTTCATATCTCCCCAATAGAAGTCTATATGCTTCTTATCATCAGCAAGTGAGGATTTATGCGCTCCTGTCAGTTCCTTGAATAATGCTTCTCCTGATTTGCCTACATCAACACAAATAGCGGTTCGGTCATCACTAAGATTTCTCCCTTCTTTAAGATACTTCCTTAGTTGCATCTAGCAGTTCTTGGAGTTCTCTTACCCATTGCATCCAGATCTTAGGACTGCAAGTACAGGGAATATCAAACTTATGGTTAAACACTCTCGCATGAATAGTAGCTATCTGCTCACGATCCTCATACTTGAGGGTTCTCTTTCTTAATATCCCTGTAGATAGATATTCTATCTCCTCTGGCTCTAAGCATTCAGGTTGAACCTTCTTATAAGGGAATAATTTATTCAAAGCATCTCTGCGCTCATCACATCCACAATCCTCTCCTGCGATAGCCTTGACTATCTTCTTGATTCCTGTAGCCTCTGTGATCTGCTCAATAGTATCTCCTAGACCTTTAGGCTTGTTCTTACTTCCCTTTGGTCTACCTCTCTTCTTAGATTTTGTCATAGTCTCCATTTCCGAAGTCTTCCCAATCTTCTCTGAGCCTGTCGTGGATTCTTGCTTTCCCATTCTTGATCGTATTCTTAATTGATGTTAATCCTATATCTGTATCTCTATGGATCTTATTCATACTCGTTCCCTCCATATGAATCCTGATCATCTTCTCATCATACCAATGCAATTCTTTCATCTCATCCTCCATAATGTTAATGAGTTTCTCAAGTGCTGCTTTCTCCTCTGGATAAGGCTGATAATCCTCCACATCAAAATCTTCCAGAGAAACCTTATTAATCTTCTTCTTTGCTCTCTGATATTTAAGAGCCGTATTGATGCAGGATCTATAGACATAAAAAAAGTTAAGGGAGTCCTCCTCATAAAAGTTGGTTCTCCCTTCGCTCTCTAATTCTAATAGTCGTAGAAACACCATCTGAACTATATCAGATGCGATCTCATAAGAACCATCAGTATATTCCTTAATGAATCCTGTGAGTCTCTTGAAATTCTTTCTATAAAATATTTCTATTCTTCCCATGCTATTTGCACCATGACTAAACCTAGCCCCATCTGGATTAGATGCAATGGCTTCTTCTCTTCTATCTCAGGATAGTAAGCATAGTTGATTCCAAACATCAATCCATAAAGAGGGCTAAATTCAATCTGCATTTTGTAATTGCTTATTTAATTTTTGTAATATAATGCAATTATCGTTCAATTCTTGACACTTCAATGTTAATTTCTGAACCTCATACTCTAGTTCAATGATTCTCATCTTCTGTCTAGTGAATTGAGCCTGAAGCCTATTATCACTCTGGATCTTATCTATACTACAATCTAGCAGTTTCTGAGTAGCCGTAGAATAGTAGAATCTATATAGATCACTCCACTCATGATTTGTATTATGATTCTTTACTGCATGATGAATTGTAGCGTGATTCTTACCAAATAATCTTCCTATCTGCATCAAGGTCATATACTTTCTCATTGCTACCATCATAGCAGATCTGGCATATACCTGTTCTAATTGTCTGGTATTATTAGGGATCAAACTAATATCCTCAAAATACTCCTTCAATACTCTACTTAAATCTTCCATGTTATCTCTTTCTCTTTATCTATTATTCTTTGAAATGGGATCTGATGTAGTTTCCCTGTTGAGGTATTCCTAACTATGTAATAGCTAGATCCTACATCAATATCCGATTCCTCATTATCTAACCTAGTTTGCAAATAAGCGTGAGTCTCTATACATATGAACTCCATCCCACTGATCTCAAACCTCTGACCATTATTCATCTTTCTCTTAAAATCCATCCATCTCTCTATTTAACATCTCACTCAATCTATGATTCTCTTTCTTTAGATCATACATCTCCTGCTTCAATTTTCCATTCTCAATCCTAGCATCTAAGATCAGTTTATCTAGAGTCGTAAAGTAATCTGTGATGTGTCTATAGACTGCTGCTGAATCAGCAAGGATCTGGAATACTTCCCACATATCCTCCTTAGTCATCGTTTTCTGATCGCTTAACTCCTTGCTAAGGTGATCCAGAGCCTTATACAACTCTGACTCCTTTTCCATATAGTATAGCCTATTACCCTCAAAATGGAGATCCATCTATTTCTCTTTCTTTAGTTACCAAATTTATTCCATTTATTCTAAACCCACAATTACCCTGTGTAGATTCCATCCTGATCGGTAAATCTAATGGAGTAGGTCTACCTCCAGATTCTAACTCCTTTACTTTTCTGACATGGATATCTGTGAAGATCCAATCCTGAGGATGCTGAGTGTACCTGTGAATCACAAAGAATTCATCACTGCGGTTCACGAACTTACCACCGCCTTCAACATCACTCGCCATAGGAGGCATCGTATGATTAGCATATTCGTGAGATCCTCTATGAACTTGTCTTAGTGCTTGTGTTGCAGGATGCGTATTCAGGATCGTAGTAATACCATATTCCTTGCAGAACTTCCTAATATGGCTTGTTACCTCATAATGATATTCATGAGTTGAGATTCCCTTACCTACATCTTCCTTCTTAATGGTTAGCGAGTTATAAGGATCTATCATCATTCCCTGAAACTCCCAAGCATCATAAACCTCTCTAGCGATATCTAATAACTCAAAAGCATTTACTATTAACTCTGAATCTAAGAATGCCCAATGTCCCTCAACAAAGGCATGATGCCTCCAGAATGTCTGCTCATCAATCTGATTGATTGGCTTACCTGCTAGGAATTCAATGATCTTCCTCTGGAGTGATTGTACCTCATTCTCTGAAGAGTAGATAAGCCATCTTGTTCCATTCTCTAATGTATGTAGCATTTGCAGGTAAGTCATTGTATGAGTCTTTCCTACATTAGCGTGTCCTGTTACTACTACAAAATTCCCCTTCTTGAATCTTAAATGATCATCTATCTCTACTGCTCCGAATCTTGATGCCTCTTGTATCTTTCCCTCTCTCGCTCTTTCTAGATAGCGAATAGTCTTATTTGATTGTATTATGTGTTTATGAATCATCCCTCTAAAT